AGGGAACAATGACCGAACGGCAGATGATCGAACGGCTTCGCAAGGAAGCGGAGGCAAGCAGCATGCTGCTGTTTGATCGAGCGGCAAACATGCTGGAACTTGTTATGCGCGAGCGTGATGAGGCGCGGCGCCAGGTATGCGCGCTTGATGCGGACCTGATGGAAGATCAAATCGAATACGCGAGGTGTCGTGGGTGGGATTGTTTTGAAGGAGGCAACAAGTGAGCGAACCGAGCGTGGCAATGGTGTTGACCAGGCTGGAAATGTGGATCAACCATTCAGCGATGGATCATCACATGCTGCTGCCATTGCTCAAGGACGCGCACAAATGCATTGCCGACCAGCAGCGCGAGATTGAAGGACTTAATCGCATTCTGATTCACAACGACATGTATAGGAGCGAAGGTTGAACAGCCAAATCATCATCGGCGATTGTCGTGAAGTGCTGAAGACAATCTCTTCCAACATCATTCATTGCTGCGTTACATCGCCGCCATATTTCGGCTTGCGTGATTACGGAACCGCAACATGGAATGGTGGCGATGCAAGCTGCGACCATGTTGCTGACCCGACCAAAACAAAGAAGTTTGGAAACCCGGCATTTAATGAGAATCGCCCGAGTCGCGAAATGACGAAAGTCGATGGTTATTACTTCAAAGATGTTTGTGGCAAATGTGGCGCGATTTGCAAGGATGAACAGATCGGTCAAGAAAGCACCATCGAGGATTATGTCGATCAGATGGTGGAGGTGTTTCGCGAAGTGCGCCGCATTCTGCGTGACGATGGGACGTTGTGGCTCAATCTTGGGGATTCATATGCGGCACAACGACTTGGTTCTTCCGCGTTTCGACTGAAGCACAAAGACCTAATTGGCATTCCGTGGCGGGTGGCATTTGCGCTTCAAGCAGATGGTTGGTACTTGCGGCAGGACATCATTTGGCACAAGCCAAACCCGATGCCGGAATCTGTCACCGACCGATGCACCAAAGCACACGAATACATTTTCTTGCTGGCGAAGTCGGAACGATATTACTTCGATGCAAAAGCCATAGCGGAGAAAGCATTGACTGCTGGGACTGTTGTCAAGGCAAGCAATCCGCAAACCGCAAAGAATGCATCAAAGGGAAAGTTCGGTGCGACAAGTGAAGGATTCACCAAGCACGACACGGTTGTCGGTGAAACACGAAATAGGCGTACGGTGTGGACGGTGAATACCAAGCCGTTCCGTGGCGCACATTTTGCGACGTTCCCAACGGATTTGGTCATGCCATGCATTCTTGCTGGCGCGCCTGTGGATGGCACGGTGCTTGACCCATTCAATGGCGCTGGCACGACGGGTTTGGTGGCGCTGCAAAATGCACGCAGGTATGTGGGGATCGAGCTGAATCCCGAGTACGCCAACATCACATGTGATCGGTTGGGATTGCTTGCGCCACCATGCACGGTTTACAACAGCACCCCATGTGAGGTAGGCGCATGATCTTCAGAGTCCACGGAGAACCGGCATCTCAAGGCAGCAAAAGACTTGTGCGAGCTGGCGCGCGCACGATCATGCTGGAACAGAGCAAGAAGGTGAAGCCGTGGCGTGCAGCCGTGGCAACAGCGGCGCTTGAACATGGGTGCGCACCATTCGATGGCGATGTCAGCGTTCGCGTCTGCTTGTTGTTCAATCGACCGGAATCGCATTTCGGCAAACGCGGACTGCTGCCAAGCGCGCCAGGTCGGCCGGGATACATCGACGTTGACAAGGGCGCCCGCGCGATCCTCGATGCTCTTGCAGGAATCGCCTATCACAACGACAGGCAGGTGGCGGTGTTGCGAATCGAACGCGCCTGGTCGCCCGATAATGGCGCGGGAGCGGTGATCGAAATAAATCCGATTTCCACACCTGTCAACGGTTGACACCTGCGGGCGGGTAGGGTACTGTGTGTGGATCGCACATCGCGATGCCGCGCCAGCCGGACGCTGGAACAGGAGTAGGAACCTATGGAACTGTCTCGCGCACCCCGCACGCAGCCCGCAAGTCCGCTGGCTGCTATCGGCCGTTTCGATCAGCAGCAGGTCGATCTCATCGCTCGCACCATTTGCTCCGGCGCAACCAACGACGAGCTGGCGCTGTTCATCGCGATCTGTGATCGCACCGGACTCGATCCGTTTGCCCGTCAGATTTACAGCGTGTCCCGGTGGGATGCCCGCGCGGGTCGCAATGTTCGGCAGACCCAGGTCAGCATTGACGGCGCGCGCCTGATCGCGCAGCGGTCGAACGAGTACGCCGGACAGGACGGCCCGTTCTGGTGCGGCGATGATGGCGTGTGGAAAGACGTGTGGCTGTCGAAGGAACCGCCCTCGGCTGCGCGGGTCGGGGTCATGCGCAAGGGTTTCGCGCAGCCGCTCTACGCTGTCGCGCTGTTTGATGAGTACGCGCAGCGCACGAAGTCGGGTGACCTGTCGGGGCAATGGCCGCGGATGCCCGTCCTGATGATCGCGAAGTGCGCGGAAGCCCTTGCCCTGCGCAAGGCGTTCCCGGCGGAACTGTCCGGCATCTACACCGCCGAGGAGATGGGGCAGGCTGACAATCCCGGTAGGGACAACTTCCTGACCCCGGTGATCCCGGATCCTGTCAAGAACACGCAAGCCGCTAGGACGGCGCTGGAGGCGCCCGCTGTCGTGGTCGAGGCGGAAGCCGAAGTCGTTGCGCCGACGCAGCAGGAGGCAAATGCGGTGCCTTCCGAGGGCAGCAAGCCCGAGGCGGCTTCGACACCCGAGGCGAAGCGCACGCGCAAGGCAAAGACCGAGGCGGCTAACCTGGCGATGCCGTGGCCGCAGCGCGGAACCGACGCCCTCCGTGCGGTGCGTGTCGTGAACCGCGATATCCATCACAGCGCGGTGCTGTTCGCGGATGCCTACGGCGTGCAGAATTGGGTGCAAGTTAGCAGCGATCTGCTGTCAGCGGTCAAGGTTGACGCGACCCAGCAAGTGGATTTTGAGCGCGTCGGTGATGGCAAGAACGTGTACTACCGCGCGACTCGCATCAGCAGCAAGTGAGGACAAACCATGAGCCTGTATCACATTACGTCGGAGATGAAGGAAATCCTGGTTGCTGCCGAATCCGTAATGGACGGCGACCCGGAAACCGCAGCGGCATTCGCGGAAGCCACCAAGAGCCTGGTCGAAAGCTTCGACACCAAGGCGGAGGCTTATGCGCAGTTGATCCGCGTGAGCGAAACGCGCGCGGCTGCTCGGCGCGAGGAGGCCGAGCGCATGGAACTGCTTGCGAAGGCGGACGAGGCGTTGGCTGACCGCCTGCGTCGTGCGTTGATGGATGCGATGATTTCGATCAATCGTCCCAAGGTGGAAACCGAGCGATTCAAGTTGTCCGTGCGCAAGAACGGGGGCAAGCTGCCTATCATCGTCACCGACGAAACCGCGCTGCCCACCGAGTATCGTGTTCCCCGCGTCACCGAGGTCATCGACAAGGATGGCATTCGCGAGGCGCTGGAAGCCGGCAAGCCCGTGCCTGGTGCGGCGCTCGGCGAACGCGGACAGCGGCTGGAATTGAAGTAACCCCATGCCTACTCCACAGGGGGCTAGAGGTCGAAAGGCTTCTAGCCCCTTGTTATTTCAGGGGCTACAACAATCTTTGCATTCTTGACAGATTTATGTGGTCATGCCCTTGACCCTGCGCCGACATAGGGTACTATTCACTTGTCGCAACAACGCGACACCGAACGCGCCGGACGCGCGACACAGGAGTAGGAACCATGAACGCAGTCACGACCACCGCACCCGCCTTTGCAAACCGCTACGACTATTCGGACATCGTTCCGTTTGAGATCGTCCGCGTGATTAGCGATACCACGATCGAGATCCGCGAGCTGCACGCGACGATCGACCCCACCTGGAAGATGGAATGGGTCGCTGGCGGCTTTGCCGGCACCTGCCTGAACAATGACAGCCAGCGTTGGGTGTTTGCATCGGACGAAAACGCGCCGGTGATTCGCATCCGCAAGACCAAGCGCGGTTGGTCGCACAAGGGCGACCGATTCCAACTCGCGGCTTCGCCGGTCAAGCATTACGACTTCAACTTCTGAACCTACGCGGGGGCGATGCGACCGCCCCTTCGACTCAAACAAATACAGCCAAGCCATGAAGACCGAATACAAAATCATCGTTGAATCAGCAGGTCATCGGACGGGCGAGCAGTTTTGGTGCTACGCCACCGGTAGCGATGACGCTATCAAGCAGGCGCATGCTTTCCGCCCCCATGCCTGGGTGCGCAGCATCGAATGCACCGGGCGCCGCGAACCGACCGAAGATCGCCTGCACCCGATGTTCGCTGCCATCCTGCAGCCGATGAAGGGCGGTGCAATGTGAGCAAGTCGTACAGGCACTACACCCAGCACGAAGTCGAGTTCAGCACCGACAACCTCGACGCCTGCTGGTGGGCGAAGTACCAGCCGAAACTCCAGGCGCAGCTCGTCCAGGCATTTGGTCCCCGCACCACCGTGAACATGCAATTTGTCGCGTACTGGGAAATGCAGCCAGCTGAACCCGAGGCCGGATACCTGACTGGCTACTTTGAGGTCGCCGAGGTCGAACTGGAAAGCGTCACCACGTTCATCGACGGTGATGAACAGACCCTCGACGAAACTTCAAGCCATTGGGAACTGTTGACCGATCTTGCCACAGACATCGCTATCGAAAGCGGCGAAGACCCGAAGGACTCCAATGATTGACACCATCACCATCACCGTGACATTCACGAACGCACAACTTGACGAGGTCCGGTACGCGATTGCGCGGCGCCGCGAGTGCGTCCGCAACGGCCTCCCCGGTGCCAGCCCGCACCGCGCCGCCGACCTGCTCCAGCAGGATCAGCGCCTTGCCCATGCTTCCGACATCCTGTCGCGCGCCGCCGGCATGGTCAACCTCGCCCGCATCAACGCGATGAACGCGCGCGCCGCGTACACGGAATCCGATGTTCCCGCATGGATGCAGGACGCGCCAGTCGAGTTAGACTGACAACGCACCACCCGCATGCACACCCGCCTCGGACCCACGACGGATCCGGGGCGGTTGTGTTTATTGAAGCGGTGCAAAGACACCACAACCGCGCGCATGTGTAGTGCATTCGCTCCGCATTGACGTACCCTACGCGCATGAGTAGTACCCCCACCCAACTCGACACCCCTGCAGCATGGAAGGCCGCGATGCGCAAGCAGCTCGCGCAGCACAACGTGTCGCGGTACGCATTCGTGCGCCTCGCGAACGCCCGCGACCTGTGTTCCGTGCATTCCGCCGAGTGCTTGCTCGCCGACGCAGACAAGGCAACAGGCAAGCGCGTGCCGTCCCTGCAAACCGCTATCCAGTTGGCAAGGCTCGCCGGCTTCGATCTCGTCATGGTCCCAGCCCGCGCGCCCGCAAAGGATTGACCCATGAGCAGGCGCAGCCGATACGGTCCCATGCAGGAACCCGTGATGGATCGCACCCTTGTGATCCCCGGAGCGGAAGCCGCCATCATCGGCACGTTCAGGCGACCAGGGCAGGTCGCCGTCATTGCCTACGACTATCCCAAACTCGTCGCGCATTACCGCAAACTCGGGATGTCCGACCTCGATGCACGGGAATACATTGCCTCCACCTTGGAAGGGAACTGGCGCGGAACAGGAACGCCCGCCATAGTCCACACCGAGATGGAGGATGACGACGATGCCAAGTAAGTCCGAAGCACAGGCGCGCCTCATGGCAGCCGCCGCTCACAACCCCGCCTTTGCCAAGAAAGTCGGAGTGCCGCAATCCGTCGCACGCGAGTTCAACAAGGCAGACACCAAGAGGAAGACCCCGTGGCACCTGATCCTGCGGAAAAAGCGATCCAAGTAGCAACGCCCGCACGCAAGCGCGGCCGACCGCCCGCCCCTGTCCCCGCCGCCCTCGCCGACGAAGTCTGCGAATGGATCGCACAGGGCAAGCCGCTCACGGAATGGTGCAGGATCCCAGGCAAAGCTGGCAGGACAACGGTTTACGACTGGGCAGAGAAGGACAAGCAATTCGCCGAACGCCTCGCGCGCGCGCGCGATAGAGGCTGCGATGTCATTGCCGAGGACACGGCGCGCCTTGCCGAGTCGATGCCGATGACCTACACGGACGCAGCCGGGAACACGCGCATAGATCCGGGTGCGGTGCAATGGCATCGCCTGCGCGTCGACACGCGTTTGAAGCTGCTTGCCTGCTGGAACCCAGCCAAGTACGGGACTCGCGCCGCTGTCGAGCATTCGGGCGGTGTGTCGATCTCCGTGGTGACGGGAGTGCCGCCTGATGACAGCGATAGGTCTTGACTATTCCCCGCGTTCGTGGCAGCGCGAATGCCACCAGCGCAAGCGGCGGTTCACCGTGCTGGCGCTGCATCGCCGCGCCGGCAAGACAGAGCTGGCGCTGATGGAATTGATTGACAAGGCGCTCAAGTGCGACCGCGAGCTGGGGCTGTTCGTGTACATCGCGCCGCTGCTGAAACAGGGCAAGGCAATCGCCTGGGCGCGCTTGAAGCAGAAGCTGATCCCGCTGCTGTCGTGCGGCGGGGTTGACATCAACGAGGGCGATCTATCCGTCTATTTCAAGCACAACAGCGCGACGATCCGGATCTTTGGCGGCGACAACCCCGACGCGATGCGCGGCGTGCGCCTCGACGGCGTCGTGATTGACGAGGTCGCGCAGATCAAGCCCGAGGTGTGGAACGACATCGTGCAGCCCGCGCTGTCCGACCGCCGTGGCTGGGCGATGTTTATCGGCACCCCGGCAGGACTCAACCTGTTTAGCGAGCTGTATTTCCGCGCCAGCGGATTGCCCGATTGGCATGCGGCCAGGTACACGGTATACGACACGCACGCCATTGAAGCGGACGAGGTCGAGCGCCTGAAGCGTGACATGCCCGACCAGGCGTTCGCTCGCGAGTACCTATGCGACTTCAGCGCAGCAGGTGACGATCAATTGATCGGGCTGTCCGAGGTCGAGGCGGCGGCGCAGCGCACATACACGGACAAGGATGTGATGGAAACCCCGCTCATCGTCGGGGTGGATCCGGCGCGATTCGGCGATGACCGCAGCGTGGTGATCCGCCGTCGCGGGTTGCAAGCGTTTACGCCCGAGGTCTATCGCGGCATTGACAACATGGAACTGGCTGCGCGCGTCGCCAACCTGATCGAGCAGCATGACCCCGACGCGGTGTTCATCGACGCAGGTGCCGGCGCCGGCGTGATTGATCGACTGCGGCAGCTTGAGTACGACGTGATCGAGGTGCCGTTCGGCGGCAAGGCTGTGCAGCCTGACCAGTTCGTGAACCGCCGCACCGAAATGTGGTGGGGCATGCGCGAATGGCTGGCACAGGGCGGCGCAATCCCCAACATGACGGCGCTAAAGGCGGAACTGTCCACGCCCATCTACTGGTTCGACCAGGTCGGGCGCAAAGTGCTGGAGCCGAAGGACGATATCAAGAAGCGGCTACAGGGTGGCTCGTCGCCTGACATCGCCGACGCGCTGGCGCTGACGTTTGCGTACCCCGTGCGCAAGCAGATGCCGCGCGAGGTCCGCGAGCGGCTGGTGCGCAGGACGGCCGACGAGTACGACCCGTATACCAGGATGAACAAATGATCCGCCACGCAACGATCGAGGACACGCCCGCGCTCGTCGCAATGGCGCGCGAGTTCATCCAGTACGGCAATCATCCGATCTTCATGTCCATCACGGACGAGCAATTGGCGCAACGGGTGGCGGACCTGGTGTCGCTGGGTGACGCGGTGGCGATGCTGGTTGCCGAGATTGACGGACGGGTGGTCGGCATGCTCGTTGGCACGCTGACCGCGCCGTGGTTCGCGCCGTCCACCGTGATGGCCGCCGAGCTGGCATGGTGGGTGCAGCCCGAAGCGCGTGGCACCACGGTCGCCGTGAGGCTGGTCAAGGAATACGAAGCGTGGGCAATCAACCACGGCGCGCAAATCATTGCAATGTCATCGCTGAATAATG